ATGAGAACCAAGGCGCTGGAGGCTTTCAAATTGGTGGTCTTTTGCCTGGCAATGGTCGGCCCATCCTTCCACATTCTGGTGGTCGACTTTTTCCGCTGGGTCATTTCAGTGTTGAGGGGATGAAAATGGACGAACAAAAAGAAAATACCATCCTGGAATATTGGACCCGCCGGGTGGCGCGGGATCCCATCGGAACGGCCAGGGAGGCCGCCGAGCTTGAAATAAATATCCGCCGCGCCGAAGAGGTCCGGGCCGAGCGCATGAAGGCCGAAGCCGCCATGCTCGAAGGGCTCCAGGCAAAAATTGACCAATACCACAAGGCTTTCAATTTCGTGATCGACAAAACTTTAGAAGGCATCGGTGATGCCGAGGGAAAAAAATGAATAACGAATCCGGAGACCTTTCGAAAGCAACATCGTGGGCCGAGCATATCCTTTCCGAGCTTCGAGTGGCGATGAAAAAACATCCTCCGATGAACTCCGCGCACGAAGGCTGGGCGGTTATAAAAGAAGAGCTTGACGAGCTTTGGGATGAAGTGAAAAAGCGTCCAAGCTCCCGGAGCCTAGACCGGATGCAAGACGAGGCCACGCAGGTGGCGGCTATGGCTATCCGATTTCTTTGCGACATCAAAAAATGAAGACCGGCGACTTTCTCATTTACAAGACCGGAGAGCGCGCCCAAATCCTTGCCCAGGCTTCCTTCAAGGGAAAGGCGATGCTCCAGATTGAAGAGCCGAATATTTTCATGGGCTCGGCTCCGATCTGGCGGACGGTTGTAGAGGTCGAAAAGATGATTCATTTGGGAATTTGGAAAATTGAGCCTGGAAATGTTGCATAACATGAAATAAGATGCCACAATTTCCCAGGAGGTAGAAAATGACATCAGCCAAAAAATCAGACGAAAAACGAACCGCGAATTATTATTTAGGTTCCGAAGTAGTCGAGGCGGTCGCCCTGGTCGCCAAGCGCCCGGAAGTGGACATCAGCCCTTCCAAGCTTGCCGCGCGGATCCTGAAAAAAAGCCTTGAAAAGGAATATGGAGTAAGTTTCAAAAAAAAATAGGAGTTCAACCACATGGGAAAGCAACCACAAGGGCAAGCCACCCTTCCCGCCGAGGCTAAAAAATTCACGGGCAAGACGAAAGCCCAGCTCGATTTGTCCGTGGCGACCCAGCGAAACGCACAGACGAATGTCGGCCAGCTCGATTTGATGATTGAAAAAGCCATCGAATCGAAGGCCGCCGTCGAGAATTTAGAAAGGCTTCTCAATTTGAAATACGAATATGAGAAGCGCGAAAACGAGAAGGCCTTCCATGCCGCCTTTTGCGAAATGCAAGGCGAGTTCCCGACGATCAAAAAAGGCCATTCTGTAAAGGTTGACGGGAAGGTGGTTTACAAATATGCCGCCCTGGAAGACATCCTTCGCCAAATCCAGCCGGTTTTAAAAAAATTCGGCTTCGCTTATTCCTGGTCTGAGAGCATGGCCGAGAGTAAAGAGTACAAGCGGATTATTTGCAAAATCAGCGGCCACGGTCATTCTGAAACCGCCTTCACAGACGTGCCGGTCATGGGCGCTTCAAAAATGACGAATGCGGCGCAACAGGCCGGATCCTCTTCAACCTATGGGAAGCGCTACAGCCTGGTCGGGATCCTCGGAATCATGACGGAGGACGATGACGATGGGCGCGGAGTTCAGCCCGCCCCGGAGCCTCAGCGCGCCGAGCCCAGGCCGCCGAGTGCCGCCAAGCCTTACCCCATGGCAAAGAATCCCGAAGTCACGCATGACTTCGACGGCATGGCCTTGGAAATAAACGGTTGGCGGAAGACCCTCAAATGGGGAAAGGTGGAATGGGAAGCCTTCCTCACTCAGACTCTAAAAATCGACTCCTCGAAAACATCGGTTTCCTGGGTCTCTCTTTCATCGGAACAAAAAATTAAACTTCATTCAGAGCTTCGGCATGAAATGAAAAGCGTGGGGCTTTTAAAATGAGCGAAATTCAAAACGGATATAGCCGGGTCACGGAAGTAATTTCCTCGATTGATCCGGACAAAAAATTGCAAAAGGCGAAGACCGAGCGGATGGACCTTGTGGAGGGCGCGGCCAGGCGCGGGAAGATTTTGCACATCCTGGCCGAAAGGATATTTTCCGGGAAGCCTCTCACGCCTGGCGACATGGTTCTTTTGAGTACCTTCGGGGCCAAGCGCGTGGACGCCATCACCTGGGTTTCCAACCTCCAGGCATTCCACAAACTCCAGGGGAAGAAGCTCATCCAAAAATCGAAGCGCTTCCATGACAAAAAAACCAAGATCACCGGGGAGCTGGACTTTGTTTTCTCCGGCCCGGAGCTTTCGGACTTGAAGACCGGGGCGATGCCGACCACAATCAAAGCCCAGCTCGGTGCCTATGCCTGGCTCGGAAAGATCAAGGGGAAGCGGCATTCATGTATTCATGCGCCGCTCGGAAAAAAGCCGAGGGTCCATTATTTCACCGCCGAGGAATGCCGGGCCGCCTGGCAAAAAATCCTTTCCGCTTTCCTTAAAAAGAAAGTATGACACGGGCGGATCTATGGTTTGAGGCTTTGGCCTGGCTTGATCTGAGCGAAGATTTTTCTAAGGAGGTGCGAAAAGATACATTTGAAAGTCGAAGCGCAATAAAAAAAGGAATCGAAATTTTAGAAAACGAGGAAAAAAATGACCACAAAAAGCAAAGCGAAAATTCTTGATATGGAGCCGGTCGGCCCAGGGCCAGCGGCGGGGATCGGCCTTTCGGACATTGCCACAATTCAAAAGACCCCGGACGTAAAGAGCGCCATGAAGGGCGCGGATGATTTCCTGGCCACCGTCAAGGCGCTCCAGGTAACCGACAAAGAGTCCCACGCCATCGCCGTGAACTACGGAAAAGAGGCGGACGTCAAGGCGAAGCAAATCAAGGCCATGATTGAGCGCTATACCGGCGGCGTGGCGGCCTGGATCAAAGACGTGAAGGCGCTCTTTTCTCCCAAGGTGGACGCCTATGCCGCCGCGAAGAAAGAGGCGGTGGATAAAGCGGTGGCCTATCAGGTCGCGGAAATGGAGCGCGCGGACGCCAAGCGGAAAGAAATCGAGGCCGCCCAGGCCTTGGAGCGCTCCAAAGTACACACGAAAGCAATCCGGGATCTTGTGAATAAAATCGGGGTGCAGTTTGACACCCTCAAAGCCTGGATCAAAAAGGAATACCGGGTGGAGCTGGAGGACATTCAGGACAAATTTCTTCTCCCTCTCGGCGAGGCGGCCCTGGAAGAGATAAAAGAAAAGCTCATCCGCCGGGCCGAGAAGGAAAAGCCGGAGGCGGCGGCCGCAATTCAAAAAATCGCGGATCGGGAAGCGCCGGTCCAGGCTCCGGTCGAAGTCCAGGCTCCGGCGAATACCACGAAGACCGGGGAAGCAAGCCTCACCATTCGAGGCCGGACGGTCTATGAAGTAACCGACTTCGAGAAAATACCGCCCGCTTATAAAAAAACGGTCCTGGACGAGGAAAAGATTGCCGAGGCGGTTGACGCCGGGCTCGGCAAAAGTATCCCAGGGATTCGGGTTTTCAAAAAATACGGCGGGGCGCTTAAATGAGAGATCAAAACTTCTTTCATTTGGTTGGCCGCCTCACCCGCGACCCGGAGCTTTCCTATACCGCCGGGAACAAAGCCCTTTGCAAATTCTCCATCGCTTGCAACCGCGGCAAGGGAGAGGATGAAGTGGACTTCTTCGAGTTGAACGCCTGGGAGAAGCTGGCCGACATCGTGGCGCAATATGCGAAGAAAGGCCAACAGGTGATTTGCTCCGGGCGCATCCGCCAAAATCGGTGGGTGGACAAAGAAGGCCAGAAAAGAAACAAGATCGACTTTACGGCCTCGGATGTCCAGCTTGTCGGGCGCTCAGGCGGGGCGGAGGGCGGAGCGCCGCCTTCTCAATCCAGGCCAGCACAGAGGCCACCAGCGCGGCCCGCCGGGGCTCCCGCGAATGATCCCATCGACTTCGAGCCTTTGGCGGACGATGAGGTGCCTTTTTAATTGCGCCGGGTAAGACAAGGAAACGGAGCTTGGGGTGGGTTGTGAGAGACGTGCCGCCAAGCACCGGCCCGGAATCCCTGGGAGGGAACGGTTACAGGCTGGGCTCCGCGCGCCCTCCCAAAAGCGCGGAGCCTGGCCTTTTTTGAGAGGAAAAAATGAACATCCGAATTTTAATCCGCATTGACGATGACTTCCGGGTCGCCCAGGAGGCGGTTTCCTATTCAGAAATAAAAACCTTGGGAGGCCCAGCGGCGGAAATGATCGGGGCGAAAGTCAAGGGTCTTGTGGAAACTATCAAATCTGAAAAAGCGAAAGAGGAAAAAAATGGATAATGGAAATTTAATCCGGGTCGCCAACCTTTTGGCCGAAGGAAAAATAGACGAGGCGCGCGAACGCCTGGACGAGATCATCACCGGCGGCCAATTTGTGGCGAATCCCGGAATGGAGAAGTTCAAATACTGGTTCCGGCGGCATACCGCAATCACCAAAATTCGCGCGGCCTATCTCGCCATCGACGGGAAGGACCTCATCACCGGCGGGGATCGGGGAATTTGCGCGCTCATCATTCGCGGCACCCAGGAAGCGGAGAAAAAGGCATGAATGTTTCACGGGGAACTCCCACGGAAACCTTGAAGAAATGCTCCAGGTGCGGGGCCTCTCATCGGCGCAAGAACTATTTTTGCAAAAAGTGCCACGCCGCCTATATGCGGGAATGGCGTAGCTTCAACCCGATGAATGCGGAACAGAAAAAAAGGGAGAATTGCCGATCCTATGCGAACGTCTATCAGCGGCGCGGGCTCCTCATTCCGAAACCTTGCGAGATTTGCGGTGCAAAAGAAACAGAAAAGCATCACCCGGATTATTCAAAGCCGCTTTCCGTGATCTGGTATTGCCGACCTTGCCATTTGAAAAAGCATTTAAGAAAAAGAAGGGGGACTGAATGAGTCTTTATTGTCACAATGAAAATGAGCATCGTCGAAAGGCCGAACAAGATGCGCGATATAACAGGCGCGACCGCGACATGTATGAGCATCATTCCTTCGACGATTGCAAAAAGGCCTACACCGATTCCTACGACCGCGAATATCGGAGACAGGAAAGACTTCGTGAGGAACGCGAAGAAGAAGAACGTGAAGAGGCGCGGCGCATTGAGCACCAACGGGAAATGAGAAGGCGAGCCGAGGAGGCCGATGAGGAGGCCGAACGAATGCGCCTAGAAGAAAACGAATACTGGCGAGGAATGGAAGAGCAGGAAGGGCATCCGATCCGAGAGGATGAGAAGGGGCAATTTTAATGGATTCTGTTTTTTGCCCATATTGCGGAGAGGGAGCCGAGCGCGTGACCGGATGGCACATATACCCGCAGCGTTACGACCTTTGGGAAAAAAGATTTTTTCTCTGTAGGCCTTGCGGTGCTTATGTGGGCTGCCATCCCAATGGGAAGCCGCTGGGTCGCCTGGCGAATGCCAGCCTGAGAAAAGCAAAACAAAAAGCCCATGCCGCCTTTGATCCCATTTGGCGAAGCGGGAAAATGAAGCGCTCCCACGCCTATTCCTGGCTGGCCAAACAGTTGGGCATTCCAAAAGAACGGACTCACATCGGTGAGTTTGACGAAGCTATGTGCGCCAAAGTCTTGGAGGTTTGCAAGTGAGCGATTCAAAATCCGGAATGCCCAAAGCGGCGGGGATGTGGAGAAGGCAGTCATCAGATTTTAATAATCTGAAATTTGGGCTTTCAAAAATCATTGACGGAGAAGTCTATTATCTCGACGAATCGCCGGAAGCAATTTCCGAGGCGAGGCAAGAAAAAACCTTGCAATGGTTCAGGGATGAATGGGTAAAAGAGGGGGCCAATGGAATGAAACTAGCCGCTTCTCTGGCCAGGTGCAAAGAGCAAAGGGACAATTTTTTGGATGTGGTCGAATTGATGATTAGGCGCTTTGAAGTCGAAGCGCCAAAAAGCGATGATGAACTATTCCGCCAGGCTTGGGCGGCGGTTTATGACTGCGAAAAAGGTTTTTGAAATGAATCTCCGGGACCTAAATAAAAGTGAAGCCGCTGTCCTAGACGCCGCCGTGCGCCTCCAAAGCACGAACCCGGCGGCCATTGTCTCGGCAACCGGCTTCAAATACGGATCCGTCTCCGGGATCCTCGCCAAGCTCCGGAAGAAAAAAGAGCTTCCCAGGATGATAGAAACCTCCGAAGGAAAAGTGCGCCTAGTATGAGCGGCGAAAATAAAGATTCAATGACCCGCTTTGCCGTGATTCGTCGGGCGGCTGGCGGTCCGGTGCTTCTCCAAGACCTCGAAAGGAATCACCGCCTCGACAAATGCGAGGACGGGGACGTGGTAAAGGCCAAAGTGGTGGTCCCTCGAAAAATCGAGAGCCACAATCTTCTCCAGGCCGCAATCAAAGAGGCTTTCAAATCTCTCCCTGAGCGGATGGTTTTGAAGGACACAATCTTTTACACCTTTGAAGGGTTCTATGAATGGATCAAGGCGGAGGTCGGCTTCGTGCGAATCGTTCGCTACCGCTTCCAGGGCGAAGAGATCGAAAGGCGCTACCCGAAGAGCTACAAATTCACCGAGTGCGGCCAGGACGAATTTGACGATTTCTTCCAGCCGGTCCTGGATAAACTGGCCTGGGTCCTCGGCTTCAAAGACTCCGGCGAAATGATGGACCATTTCATCCGGATATGGGAAGAGCATCGGGTGGCGCGGGCGATGCTTGGAAAGGCAATCAAAAGTTATAAATTAAAACAAGGGGCGAAGTATGAGTCAGGAAGATAAATCTATTCCGGCATTTCCTAGATTTCCAATGATATTTCCCGATTTGAGCATCCCACAGGGAAATCTCGATATAACCTATCGGCAATGGCTGGTCGGCCTGGCGATGCAAAGCATTATCCAAAAAAGCGTATATCCGCTTTCCTTAAATGCGGCATGGGCCGATTTTGCACAAATGGCCCACATGCAAGCGGACGCGATTCTCGCCTTTCAGGAAAAAGAAAATGCCCGTTGATCTCCGCCGCTATCCTCCAGACTGGAAGGAAATTTCAAAGGCCGCGAAAGAGCGCGCCGGTCACAAGTGCGAGTTTTGCGGCGCGCCGAATCATTCGCTCATTGTCCGGGATCTGAAAGACCCTTTTAATTTCAGGGTAGTTAAGGGAATGGAGATCGAAGTGGCCTTCCTGGACGGTGAGAAAATCACAAAGGTTATTTTGACGACCGCCCATCTTGGGGTGTCGCGCTGGAGGTGTCAAGATCACGGAATAGTTCTCGACGCTCCAATAATAGGAAAAAACTTCCTCTGTCCAAAATGTTTTGACACTCGATTCGACGGTGCTTGTGTTTTAAGTATTGAGCCAGGCGACAAACACGACAAAATGGATTGCCGCCCGGAGAATCTCGCCGCCCTTTGCCAGCGCTGCCACCTTCGACTCGACATCAAAGAGCATGTGGAGAACGCGGCGCGGACGAGGGAACGGAAGAAGGTCGAAGCGGGAAATATTCTTTTACCAGGGATTTAAAAAAAAGGGGGAATGATGAAAGTGGAAATCGAAATAGAGCCAAGGGAGGTGCGCTTCCTGATTGAGCGGTCGGACGCGTGCAATTCCGACTATCGGAAAAGGCTTTTGGATAGCTGGAAAAGGTACGACCGCAAGGGCAGGGCCAAGCGAAAAGAAATCCTCATTCTTTTGAGGATTGTGGATCAGCTTGTACGCGACTATGAGAAAAAGAAGGTGGCCAGCGATGTATTGTGATATTGATGGTCCAAGTTTTTACCGCGACCAAGTAGTGAAGGCCCGCAAAGAACACAAATGTTGTGAGTGTCGCGCGCCCATTCTGAAAGGCGAATCCTATTTGGATATTTCCGGAAAGTGGGAGGGTTCGTTCGACACTTTTAAACAGCATCTTTTATGCCGGGACGCTTGCGTCTTTATCCGGGACCGGTTTCAAGATGGCGATTGCATTCCTTTCGGATGGCTCCCGCAATATTTACTTGATTCCGTGATTGGTAAAAAAAATCCGGAGGACAGAGAGTTTCGTTCAATCATTGCAAAAATAATTTGGAGGGAAAGGAAATGGAAGCGGCACAATTAGACTTCGGGATCTTCGAGGATGAGCCAGGGAAGGCCGACCAGCGGAAGCGCGACATTGAGCGCGGGGAGCGCCTTCGGGTGAAAGGCATAGAGCAAGCGGTGAGCCACGCCGAGGCCGATATTGAAAACTGGACGGCGGGGGCGATGGCCCATTTCAAAACCTTTCTCTCCGGACTCGACTTCTCGGAATTTATGTGCGAGGAAGCGCGCACCTGGGCGGAGAGTCGCGGCTATCCGAAGCCACCAACGAAACGCGCCTGGGCCGGGGTTATCATAAAGGCGAAGGCCGCCGGGCTCATTGAGTGGGTTTCGGTCGGAAAGGTGACGAACCCGAAGGCGCACCGCGCCCATGCTTCGCTTTGGAGGAAAAAATAATGCAACAGAAAATTGAAGACCATCTTCGTAAACACTTTTGGATGCTCCCGGACTCAATAATTCGAGAGATTGCCAAAAAATTAAACCGGGAAATTATCAAAAGAGGCCAAACTTTTTGGAAGGAAAAAGGCCTTGGAGATTGACCGCCTAGCTGGGAGCTTTTACAATCAAGGCGTGGGCCTTGTGGTTGGGCTCCCAAAGGACCAGCCGGGCCGACGAAAGTTTGCCCGGCCCCTTTTTCTGGTATAAAATTAAACCGGTCATTCGACTCCTTCCCGCCGCCAAACCCTCCGGACTCGCTATCCGGAGGGGGCGGGTTTCTCGGAGCGAATGAACCACAGGAGAAAATCGAATGTCACTTCCTAAAATTTCACATACCCAGGTTTCAAACGCCTTCATTGATTTTGAAATGAAACGGGTTTCAGGAAACAGCACAAAGGCCTTTTTGATGATCTCCCGAAAGACGATCGGGTGGCATAAAGAGGTTGATCGAATCGCCCTATCTCAAATAATAAAGTTTTGCGGCTTTACCAGGAACACGGCAAGGAAAGCTATCGAAGAGCTTTTATCCCTGAACCTTGTAATCATGGAGCGCACCGGAAAGGGCAAGGGGATCAAAACCACGTTTGAAATAAACTACGATGCAATAGGGCAAAATCTTACCCATACCGAAAATGACAATGGGGCAAATTCTCCCCCTATAGAAGAATCAAATGGGTCAGAAATTGACCCTTTAATTCCTCCTAATGGGGCAAATTCTCCCCCCACAAAAGAAAGTCTTTTAAAGAAAGAATATAAAGAAACTAAAGGGAAGCGCCGAGCGCTCCCGGATCTTTCGGACATGGATCTGGAAGTCGTAAAGGCCGTCATGAAAATGGTCCGGCACTTCGGAGCCATTGAGCGCGAAGCCCGCGAAGGGGACAAGACCTACTTCTCCGTGGTCTACTTTGTGAGCCGCGCCGACTATACCCGCGAATCCTGGACCGACACAATCAAGCTCATGACGGAATGGCTCACCTTTCAAAAGGAAAGCAAAATTCCTACCTGGCCGCTGGACGAGAAGGGCCGCGCCAAGTGGGTGGTGAAGGAAATCGAATATGCCGCCGAGCTTATGAAGGCTTTTGGATATGCCGCGGTGAAGGCTGGGCTCCTCAAAATATTGAAGCATCATTTCTGGAAAGACTCTTTCTCTTCTCTCGGCCAGTTCAATAAAGCCCTGATTCAGACGGAGGCCCGAAATGGAAAATGACGAACCAATCAAATCTATAGGCTCCTCGGATTTTATTAGTGGCTTCGAGGCGCGTTTTCTGGAAAACTCCGGTCTTCAATGGACCGGGGAGCGATGCGGAAAAGCGGTGGCGCGCCGGGTATATCGCCGCGACCAGAACGGGGACTATGATTTTGTTCCCAGTGGCTTCGAGGATTGCCAGGGCAAGATTTATTCCAGGAAGTCGAACGGGGAAAAAATAGAGTGCCAGGAATGCGCCAACCGCCTGGACGCTTTCGCGGATGACCTGGTGGACATGATGCGTCGGTCTGGAACGCATTTCATCGGGGGGCATACAAACCAATTTGCGCCATTTAAAAAGGCTTTTGAATCCACGGAAGTCTCCGGGATTTCCTGGCCCGATGCGGCGGCCCTGGCAAATAAAAAATTTGCAATGCTGCCGCTTCCACCAAAGAAGGCCGACCCCTCGACGGAGAAACTTTCCCGTGGAAAATAAAATCGACCTCCGCCTCGGCGACTGCATGGAGCTTTTCGCCTCGACCGAGAATGACGCATTTGACTTGGCAATAGTTGACCCCTGGTATGGAATCGGGATGTCTCGAGGAGCTACCGGGTTTATGAATAAACGATGGACGGCGGGGGCTCCGGAAAGTGACGAGCCACCGCCGCCGCAATTCTTTTCCGAGGTTCGTAGGGTTAGCAAGGAACAAATTATTTGGGGTGGAAATTACTTCCTCGAATATTTGGGGAATTGTAAATCGCCAATTATTTGGGACAAAAAAAACGGAGATAATTATTTCGCGGATGGGGAAATGGCATGGACCTCATTTAAGGGCGGGGCGATGAGGATTTTTAGACACCAATGGTGTGGAGTTTTCAAAGAAAGCGAAAGGGGGAATGTGATGATTCACCCATGCCAAAAACCGGTGGCGCTCTATAATTGGCTTTTGGAAAAATTTGCCAATCCTGAATTTAGGATCCTGGACACCCATGCCGGATCCGGCTCCCTGGCTGTGGCTTGTCATCGGTTCGGATGCCGATATGTCGGAACTGAAATAAAGCCGGCTTATTTCCTGGCCGCCTCAAAGCGCCTGAAAGAAGAACAGGCACAAATGAATTTCTTTGACACGGCCTTGCCTTTAACCTAAACTATGAAACAATATGCCAGATATGACGGCGCATTTCAGAGAGCAATTTGTGAAAGAGATTCTGTTTGTCTTCGATGTTTCCAACCGGCCCAGCGCTCACAATCTTTGCGGATCATCAATCTTTCCGCGCACCATGTCCTTGACCGCGATAATCTGGCCGCCCGCTGGGATCTCAGAAACGGTCTTTCGTTTTGTTGGGGCTGCCATTCATGGGTAGAACAAAATCCAAAAAGAGGGAATCCGGAATGCCACAAGCTCTTAGTCAATCTTCAAATCTGGCCGGATCTCGAAACCTTCGAGCGGTGGCGGCATTTAATAATAAATCGCCTTCCCCTTCCCCCGGATCTCCACTCTCCGGAGTCGTGGGTCGGGCCGGAAAATATGGCACCGTGGCCGCCAGCCCCTACACTTCAAGATTTCGGAAGGATCGAATGAGAACCCGAATTGTTATTTTTCTGGCCGGTGTCCTTCTCGGCTGGGCGTTTGGATCAACTCTCCGGGCCGAGAGCATCGGGAATCTCTTCAAGGATTCGGACATGAGCTTCCACGCCTCCGATGTCCAAAAGCTCGACCGCTTCCTAGCGAATTTCCCAAACTGCAAAATTGACCGAGCGAAGCGCGCGCATATCGTCGCCGCTTGCACGAAATACAACATCGGGATTTTTTGGGCTCTCTCCAGGATGCAAGTGGAGCAGGGCGTGGTGATAAATTTTGACCCTCGCTTTTCGGACATCCGCCTGGCCCGGTGCTTCTCCTATGGTCTCACCACGGAAATAAAAACTGTCGGACCGAAGTTTTGCCCCTATATCGGATTCGAGGAACAGGTGGAGCAAGCCGTCCGGGTCATGCGCGCCCGCGCCGATGAGTGGCGGCCAGGGATGAAGGCCTGGGTTGAAGAATTCGGATGGGTCGAATGCAAGACCGCCGCCACTTTTTCTTTCCACCGCTACAATTCCCGATGGGGCGCGGCCTCGAATTACGGGGTTTACAACATGGGGAATTCCCTTTTTGTTACCGTTTTCAATCAACTCCGCCCGCTTTGGGATCGGGCTTGACCCACGCTAAAATGAAACAATCCATCCTTAAATATTTATTCGCTTGGCTCATGGGCATTTTTAAAACCGGCTTCAATCCATGGGGCAAATCAAGTTTCAGATTTCACGGAGGTAAACCAATGAAATCAATTCTCTTTCTCGTTACGTTCCTCTTCGCTTTCGCAAGCGCGGCGGACATTTCTCTTTTCGTAGGGCCGCAAGCCAAGACCTTCAAAGTCAAAAAGACGGCGGGAATCTTTGCCACGGTCGATGCGGATACTTCGGATGTCGGCGCGCAAGTCGCGGTCGGCGAGGACGGGGAATCTCTCGAAGTGGTCGGGGTTTACTCGCCCTATTTCAAATCGGTGGAGAAGGGCGGCTGGCATTGGACCGAGCTTTTCAAATTCTCTACTCCCTCAAACGCCACGGTTGATCCGAACGGCAAGGGATACCAGGGCGTGGCGACTCTCGCCGAGCCGAATAAGAACGATTTGAAAATGCCGAATCCTATTTTTCCTCACGAAAAGATCACGGTTGCCGCCACCTGGCCGCAATGGGTGGTTGTGAAAAAGAACGGAGTGACCGGAAAAATCTATATTGAAGCCGGGGATCTTATTTATTGATTGAAGGCCCGGCGGGAAACCGCCGGGCAATGTCGCGGGGTGGAGAAGCCCGGTTATCTCGTCGCGCTCATACCGCGAAGGCCGCAAGTTCAAATCTTGCCCCCGCTAATTTTTAAAAACCACAAAGGAAACCACAATGAAAAACCACATTTTCATTTTCTCTTTTCTCGCCCTCTTCTCTTTCGGATTCGCCCAGGAGAAAAACTTCTCAATCGTCGATTACTGGAAAGCCTATAAAGACAAAAATGACGGCTATGCCCAGGTTTTCTACCTGGGATATATCGAAGGGGTTATTGACATGACCCTGGCAATCAAATTCAAACGGGTCGCCCCGGCCTCCGTTGGCTCCAGCATGAGTCAAGTCGGGTGGATTGTGGGGAAGTATCTCGACGAGCATCCGGAGTTCTGGCAAAAGTCGAACATCAGCCTGGTCATTGATGCCTTGGTCGCGGTGAAATATCTGGAGAGCCCGAAGTGATTATTGAGCTTCGCCCCCTGGAATCGGTGAAGCCCTATTCCAGAAACCCGCGCCTAAACGAAAAAGCCATTGAGGCCGTGGCGCTTTCCATCCGGCAATTTGGATTTCGACAGCCCATCGTAGTCGATGAGCAAGGGGTCATTATCGCCGGGCACACCCGCTGGCTGGCCGCTCGGCGCTTGAAGATTGCCGAGATCCCGGTGCATGTCGCCGCCGATCTCTCCGAGGCCCAGGTGCGCGCCTACCGCATCGCGGACAATAAGGTGGCCGAGGCTTCGACATGGGATTTCCCCGTCCTGGCCGCCGAGCTGGAAGCGATCGTGGCCCAAATGGGGACAGCTTCTTATTCTGGATTCTCAGACGAAGAATTGAAAAAAATACTCGACTCTTTGAAGGCTCCCGCCCCGGATGAATGGGACGCGGCAATGAGCGGAATTCCTGAGTCTGAGCGCTCGAATTTCAGGACCATGACTTTCGGCCTTTCGGCCTCCCAGGACGCCATCGTCAAGGACGCTCTCGCCAAGGCGAAAGCGGACGGCGGCTTTGAAGATTCGGACAATAAAAACGAAAACGGAAATGCCCTGGCCCGCGTGGCCGCCTTCTATCTCGAAAATGCGTAGCGCGAAGGAAATCATTCTCAGGCCGGTCACCAGCCGGGAAGGAAACGAATTTATAAAGCGGGTCCATTATTCTGGAAAGACGGCCAGCAACAGCCAGTTTCATGTCGGGGTTTTCCTCGACGGGAGCATGGAAGGGTGCCTTCAATTCGGCCCTTCGCTCGACAAGTCCAAAATTATCGGCCTGGTCAAAGATACCAAGTGGAACGGATTCCTGGAGTTGAACCGCATGGCCTTCACCGATGCTCTCCCGAAGAACTCGGAGAGCCGGGCAATATCTGTTTCAATGCGCCTTCTCCGGAAGCACAAGCCGGAAGTCGAATGGATCGTGAGCTTTGCCGATGCCACGCAATGCGGGGATGGGACCATCTATCGCGCCTCCGGCTTCGTCCTCACCGCCATCAAAAAGAACGCCTGGCTTGCCAGGCTCCCCAGCGGGGAAGTAATTCACAAAATGACCCTTTCGAGCAATCCGACCCAGCCGCGCCCGGAGCTTGGCGGTCGGACTTTCTTCGACATCACCGGCGGCGGCCAGGGCTTCAAGGAATATGTGAAGGCCGCGAAAGCGGAGCTTCTCGAAGGATTCCAAATCCGCTATATTTATTTTCAAAACCCAGCGGCGCGGGCTCGGCTTGCCGTTGCGGAACTTCCTTTCTCCGAGATCGAAAAGCAGGGCGCGGCGATGTATCGCGGCCAAAAGCGCGGGGACAGCATGGCGGTTCATGCGTCCGGGCACCCCCCGGAAGACGGCGGTTCGAATCCGACCTCCCCGCTCCATTCCCAGGGAGAAAAATAACCATGGCTTGCGACTGCATTTCTAAGATTGAGAAGGACACCAATACCTCGATTGACGCGGCCCATTCTTTCGGGGGAGGGCGCTTCGCCTATTTGAATTACACGGCGAACGACGATGTGCGGAAAAAGAAAAAACGGTCCGTCCTGATTGCCACCTACTGCCCATTTTGCGGGAAAAAATATAAAGAGGAAAAAGCGTGACCCTCAAAGCCTGGCATCGGCTCCGGGCCGGAAGCCTCATTCAATCGGCCAGGACCGGCGTCCTTCGCTCCGTCCTCAAAGCCCGCCGGGGATATGTGAGCCTTCGGGTCATCCGCCGGGCGAAGAAGAAGCCGCGCTCCCTCATCCGGACCACGGTTTACGTCTCATGCGACCGGAAGAATTTTAAAGTCTTGAAGTTTTAAGAGGGTCAAAATGAAACTGTTTTCAAAGCTATTCGCCTTCATTCCCGCCGCCGAGCGCCGCCCCTGGTGGGCTGGCCTTTGGCATTACGCAACGGACCGACCAGGCTCCCGCATTGCCCCGCTTGGCATAAACTACGTCCTGGCATTCACTTGGTTCCTTTGGAAGGCCATCCGGCGGCCTATTTTTGCCAGATGGGCGCGGAGCATGGATGTTTCCGAGCGGGAGTTCATGTTGAGACGGGAGCGCCGGGCCGCTCTTGCCGATATAGCGGCCATAGCGAAAGAGGAAAGAGAATCCGAGAAGAAGGATTTTTAGGCCCTTTCTGAGGATTACTGAGTTTTACTGAGAAGTTCTGAGAAATAGGGGAAAAGGGAAAAAACCATGAAACGGATTGCTATTTTCTGGTGGCGGATTCGATTCGCCGCGCTGGCAATGCTTCGGCTCCGTTGCGGCCCGGTCTTCGCCTGGAGGCTGGCCACCGCCGATTTTGACGGCGGACTTTGGGAAGAAGGCGTTTCCCCACGCGAAGCCCTGGACACAGAGCTTTCTTACTGGAAGGACTAGAATATACCCATGAGCGAATCCGATTCCACCGCCAAGATTGACCCGCCGCCGCCCATGAAGTGCGATAAATGCGGAAAGACCGGCGCGACCGTTCGGCAATCCTTCCGCATGACCTTTATCAGGAAAGGCTTTCGCCCCCGACCGGCCAGGGCTTGCGAATCGTGTATAGTGGTTCTCGCCAAGCAAGGGAAGACATTTTGAAAAAGCAAAAGCCTCTCAATCCTCGACAGCGCGCCTATCTCAAAGCTCGCATCAAAGGGGCCACGAAGAAGAAGGCCGCTCTCGCCGCTGGGTATGCGGAAAGCACCGCGGACAATGCCAAGCACAAGATTGAATCCCTGGTAGGGAAAAGTAGGATCCTCTCAATGATGCGCCGGGCCGGTTTGGACATGAAAACGCTTCTCGGCGGCCTCAAAGAGCAGACCCGCGCGGAAGCTAAGGTCCTATCGGCATCGGTGAAGTCGGTTTCCCTGGACGCAAAGCAAAACGAGGTCGAGGCCACCCAAAAGGTCTATGTGAGCGCCCCGGACAATCCCGCGCGTAACCGGGCGCTGGAGCTGGCCTTTCGTCTCAATGGATCCCTCGGCCCGGAGTTTGAGCAAAACTTCACCATGAATGACTTCCGGGCTCCGGAGACATTGCGCGGCCTCGGACCGGATGAGCTGAAAAAACTACTCCATGCTGTCCGTCGAAAAAAGAAAGCCTAAACGATTCGCGGTTACCGAAGCCCAAATCCTCACGGCCCTTTACGAACAAAGCTTTTATGAGTTCTTCAAGGCGGCCTGGGAGACGATAGAGCCGTCCATTCCTTTTATCGACAACTGGCATTTTGAAGTCATGTGCGCCGAGGCTCAGAAAGAGGCCGAGCGCCTCGGAGCCCACAAGCCGAAGACCACCGACATTATTTGCAATGTCCCGCCAAGATCCGGAAAATCGAATGTCTGGTCCGTGGCCCTCAATGCCTGGGTTTGGATCCGCTGGCCTTGGCAAAGATTCATCACGGCATCGACCACCCAGGACTTGACGCTCGATTTCTCGATCAAGACCCGCCACCTCATCCTCTCGCCCTTCTACCAAGATCGGTGGGGCCATCTCTACAAATTTCGTGAGGACCAGAATACCAAGGCGAAGTTTTATAACTCCCACGGAGGGACGCGGCTTTCCATTGCCGCCGGTTCCAACTTCATCGGGAAGGGCGCGGACTGGATCATCACGGATGACTGGGCGGATCCGAACAAGGCGTGGGTTTCAAAGAAGGAATACCAGGAGTCAAACCGGAAGTACGACGAAATTCTCTATATGCGCCTCAATGACCAAAAGTACGGGGTGCGCGTGAACGTCATGCAACGCCTCGACATGGAAGATTTGACCGCCCATCTCATGCGGCACTACCCGGAAGAGAACCGCCTGATTTCAATTCCGGCCACGATCAAAGGAAAGATCCATCCGCCCGCGCTAAAAAAGCATTACAAAGGCGGCCTCTTCTTCGGGGAAAGGTTCTCGCAAAAAGAAATCACGAAGATGGCGCTCCACTTGAAGCAAAAGGCCCCGGCCCAGCTCGACCAGGACCCGGTGCCGGATGACGGCGAAGTATTCCGGGATGCCGACTTCAAATATATTTACGATGAGCTTCCGCAAGACTTGGACAGCGTTTGGCAATCCTGGGACTTGACCTTCGACGATGGCCCGAACGCCGCCTTTGTGGTCGGCCAGGTATGGGCGGTGAAATGGCCGAATTGCTATTTGGTCTTCCAGCGCCGGGAACAGATGGATTTCCCCGATACCATCAAAGCAATCGAGGAAATGACCGAGCGCTATCCCCTGGCCGTGGGGAAGCTCATCGAACGGAAGGCGAACGGTGCGGCCGCAATTTCCGTTCTTGAATCGAGAATCCCCGGCCTCATCGCTATAGAACCCCAAGGCTCCAAGGTCGCGCGGGCAATCTCGACCACCCCATGGTGGCGCGCCGGAAATGTTTGGATGCCCAGGGAAGAGAAGGCCCCTTGGCTACAGGAATATATCTCAGAGCATAAGGCTTTCCCGAACGGAAAGAAAAACGACCAGGTGGACACCACCTCGCAATTTTTAAACTACGTCCGCAATGAAACGGCTTACAATATTGACGGAATGGTATTATCTTGAAAATGAAACTGAAAGCGAAAGAAGAGAAAACAATCGTTTCGGCAATTAGAAAATCCCACTGGAATTTTGACGGCTGGGTGAATATCCTCACCGGCCTGGGCATCAGCGGGAAGGACAAGCGGGTCGCGGCCACGCCCATGGCCGAGATCATGAGCCAGGCCCAGCTCGAAGAACTCTATGAGGCCGACGACATCGCCGAGCGCGTATGTGATCGGATCCCTTTCGACGGCACCCGCGAATGGGTGGAGTTCTCAAACCTCGAATCCGAGGAAAAGAAAAAGATCACCTCGATTTATAAGAACCTCCGGGTTCAAACGCAATACCGCGCGGCCTGGCAATGGGCGCGGCTCTATGGCGGCGCGGGAATCCTTCTCGCCCTGGAAGACGGCCTCGGCTGGGACAAGCCGGTGGACTTCACCAAGATCAAGCGGGTTAAAAACCTTCTGGTGGTGAATCGCTACGAACTCATTTCCGAGCCGAAAATCATCAACGACATAAATAGCCCGGCCTTTGGGCTCCCGGAATTTTATCGGCTCTCCACTCCAGGCGGTCAGGAGAATCTTTCGAGCGCCCAGCTCATCCACCATACCCGCGTGATCCGCTTCGAGGGCGTCAAGCTCCCGCGCCGCCGCTTCATCGCCCACAACTATTGGGGCGGCTCGATCCTCTCCAGGATCAAAGAGATCATTTCAAATTTCAATCAGTCCCACAATTCTGTTGTCTCCGTGATTCAAGACTTCCGCCAGGGAGTTTTGAAGATGAAGGGCCTCGGCACCAAGGTGGTCGGCGGCCAGTCTCAAAAGATCATGGACCGCCTCAGCCTCTTTAATACCACCCGCTCGGTCCTCAATACCGTGGTGATCGACGATGGCGAGGAATGGGACGTACACACTTCGACGCTCACCGGCTTGAAGGATGTCCTGGAGCAAGTGAACAACCGCCTCGTCGCGGCAACGGGAATGCCGCACACTATCATTCTTGGCGACTCACCTTCCGGCCTGGGCGCGGATGGCCGATCCGAAGAAGTGAGTTATTACGACCATGTGCGCCATCAACAGGAAGCGACTCTCCGGGAGCCGATCAATTATTTGAATCGGATCATTGAGGCCGCGAAGGACTACAAATTCCAGCCTTCCGAGGAATGGGGCTATGATTTCGCCCCGCTTTGGCAAATGAGCGACAAAGAGCGCGCCGAGTACGAGAAGACCGTGGCCGAGAAGGACGCCATCTATATTACGAACGGCGTACTCATGCCCGACGAAGTGGCGCTCTCCAGATTCGGCGGCGAGAAATTTTCCGATGATACCAAAATTGAACCGGAAAGGATGGAAGAAATAAATGACCCAAACAGCGCAAGCGGAACGCCTTCGGAAGATGATCCGGCACCGGGAAGTGAAGCGCCTCTCCCAGGGGCGAATCCGAAACCGGCCAGTCCGGGCGCTCCCGCCGGAAGCGGCACGCGTAAAGCTTAGAAAGCAACTCATTGCGCGCGCGGCGTATGTCGCCAAGCTTGTAAAGGCGCATCTATTCCCCGTGATCGAAGGGGCAAAGGGCTATCTCGCCTCCGTCCGAAAGGACGCCGAGGGGGACGACCTTTCCCGCGCCTTCCAAAGCATCCGCGATTTATTCGAGATCCGCTTTTCAATGGCCGGGGATGAAACCCTGGCCGAGCGCGTGGTGACCGAGGTAGACGCGCACAATCAGGCCGACCAAGCGCGGGTCATTTCCTCAGTAATGGCGGTCAATCCTCCATTCACAAACGCCGGAATCGCGGCCCGGATGTCGATTTATAAGCAGGAGACCGGGGCCTTTATCAAAAACCTTCCCCGCCGGATGATTGAGCGGATCGAGGCCAAGGTGGTCGAGGGCTTCAAAGGCGGATCGACAATCGGATCCTTGAAGAAGTCGCTCATGGAGGAATTCGGGATCGGCAAGCGCCGCGCCCAGCTCATCGCCCGCGACCAAGTTTCAAAGCTGAATGCAGTCCTCACCGAAGACCGGCAAAAGGATGTCGGGGTGAAGGAATATATCTGGAGGACCGTCCGCGATGAAAGAGTGCGCGGCAATCCGGACGGGCTCTATCCGAACGCCGAGCCTTCCCATTTCGCGCGGGAAGGGAAGACCTTCTCCTGGGATTCGCCCCCCGAAGGCGGACCGCCCGGCCAGGCCGTCAACTGCCGGTGCTACGCCGAGCCGAAAATTGTCTTTTAAATTTGTGCGCGGGAACGAAAGCGTTTATACTTCCCTCAATGCCAAGTCGTTTTTCTCACGTTGATTCAATCGGTAAGTTTGAAGTCACCCCCGAAGGCTTTTTAAGGATCCCCGCCGCTGTCACGCGCGTGGGCGTTTTCAACTACAAACAGCCGGACGGATCGGTCATCCGGGAGCTTCGCCTTCCGGAAGAAGTTTTCAATCCCGACTCTCTCTCCAGCCTGAAAAGTATCCCCATCACCAACGATCACCCCCGCGAAGGGATGGTTACCCCGGCAAACGCGAAGTCTCTTTCCGTTGGTACGACCTCCGATGAGGTTGAAACCGATGAGGAAATGGTTTCGACGCGCCTGAACATTTTCTCCCAGGATGGCATCGACGCGGTGAAGGCTGGGCGGAACCAGCTTTCGTGCGGCTACGTCCTGGAAAAGGAAATGACGCCCGGAGTTTGGAAGGGCCAGCCCTACGATTTAATCCAGCGGAACATCCGCTACAACCATTTGGCTCTCGTCGATTCGGCGCGCGGCGGTGACCAGCTTACTTTTCGCCTTGACAGCGAAGACGCCATAATGGTCAAATCTGAAAACAAAAACTATAATATTTCGGATTTCAAAGAAAAACCAAAAAAGGACGGGGGAAATATGAAAAAAATCACGATCAACGGAATGGAGTTCGAGGTTTCGCCGGAACTGTTCGACGCCTACATGGCCGAGCAAGCGGTGAACACCGACACGAAAGCCCAGCTCGACGCCTTGAAAAAAGCCCCCGCGCCCGCCGCCGACCCCAAGGCCGCCGCCGCCGCTCAGGCCAACATGGACACCCTGGGCGAAAAAATCACGGCTCTCGAAGCCGAGAACAAAACCCTTAAAGCCGACAAAGAAAAGATTCGCCTGGACGGAATCACCTCCGCCGCGAAAAAAGTCCTCCCCGCCGACTTCAAGTTCGAAGGCCTGAACGAGCATCAAATCAAGCGCGCCGTTATCGAGGCCTCCGTCTCGGCTTCCGGTGCTTCCGTCAATCTCGACGGCAAGTCGAACGACTATCTGGACGTTCGATTTGACTCCATCCTGGAAGCCTTCCAGGCCGAAGAGTCCCGCCGGGATCCCATCGCCGACCACCTCCTGAAATTGAACCAGGACGGAAACAAAGACGTTCCCGCCCCCGATGCGGCCCGCGCCAAGATGGTGGCCGAATCCCGCGATGCCTGGAAGACCAAAACTCCCGCCGCCGTCTAAGCGGACAAAAAATCTTTTAAAAGGAAAAACACCATGAGCCAAACTTCCTACCCCATGAATCAGCCCGAAGCGGTCGCCGGAAACCTTGCCGATGTCGGCAACAACGACATTATCTCCCGCTCCGCCGAAGCGGCCCTTGTCTTCGGCCTCGGCGTGATGGTCGGCACCGACAAGGACAAGCAAGCCAAGGTCCTCACCTCCGGCGTCCATGCTTCCAACGTGATCGACGAGAAAAAGTTTCTCGGCGTCACCGTCCGCGATCTCGCCCGCGAAAACCTCGCCTCTTCCACCAATGGTTACGAAACCTACGACTCCGCCGCGATCATCCGCCGGGGCCGCATCTATGTGAAGGTCGAAGAGGCCGTCACCACGGAAGACCCGGTTTATGTCCGGCATACGACCGGAACCGGAACCGTCATCGGAGCTTTCCGGAAGAGCGCCGATACCAACACCGCCGCGCTTCTCACGAACGCCCGCTGGGAAAAAGGCGCTTCCGCGAACGGCTTTGCCGTTCTTTCCGTCAATCTCGCGTAACCGAAAGAAAACTTTCCAGGAGAGCCAACAATGAAATACCGAAACCTCGATTCCAACGACTCCATTTTCTTCGACCGCGAACTCGCCGCCGTCAAGTCCCGCACCTACGATGTGAAATATCCCCAGCTCAAATTCGCATCGGGCCTTTTGATCCCCATTTCCGGGGAAGCCGGTCCCGGTGCCTCTTCCATCATTTACCAGCAATGGGACCAGATGGGAATCGGAAAAATCATTTCCAACTACGCCGACGATCTCCCGCGCGCCGATGTGAAGGGTGCGGAGTTCTCGGCTGTCGTCCGGAGCATCGGCATGTCCTACGGCTGGAACATTCAGGAAATCCAAGCCGCCCGCATGGCTGGCCGCCCCCTGGAGCAACGCCGGGCCAACGCCGCGCGCCGCGCGAACGACCAGAAAGTGAACTCCATCGCTTTCCTCGGTGATACCGCCTCGAATCTCCAGGGCCTCAATACCAACCCGAACATTTCGGCGGTGGTCCTGGCCGCCGATGGCGTGGGCGCTCTTACGACTTTCGCCTCGAAGGTCACCACCCCGGACCTCATTATCCGGGATTTGAACCGCATCGCCAACAAGCCGGTGGAGATCACCAACGGCGTCGAGATCCCGGACACCATGCTCCTCCCCCTCGACGTTTACAACCTCATCGCCACCACCCGGATTCCGAACACGGATATTTCTCTCCTGAAATATTTCCTCGCCACGAATCCGTACATCAAAAGCGTGGAGTGGCTCACCGAGCTTTCCACCGCCGGATCCGGCTCGGTTACCCGCGCCTTCGCCTACCGCAAGGACCCCGAAGCCCTCACCCTGGAAATCCCGCAATCCTTCGAGCAACTCGCTCCCCAGGAAACCGGCCTTGAAGTGGTGATCCCTTGCCACTCCCGCATCGGCGGCGTTCTCATTTACTACCCGCTGTCCATCGCCTACGCGGACGGCGTGTAAGGCCGAGCCCAACCAAAGGAAAAAATCGTTTAGGAGAAACCACAGATGATTATTCGCAATACCGCAAAAAATGTCCGGAGCTACCCGCTTTCGAGCGGCGCGGACGTGAACCTCGTCCCTGGAAACAATACGGTCTCGGATGCCGCATGGAAGGAACTGAAAAATCACCCCATGGTGAAACAGAACCTTCAATCCGGCGTCCTGGCCGAAGTGAGCGCCGGAGCCGCCAAAGAAGCCGACAAGGCTCCCGAAGGATCCGAGCTTTCCCGCATGAAAGAAGGCGAGGCAATCAAGATTGTCGAAGGCACGAACAGCCGCGCCCAGCTCGAAAAATGGCTTGTTGGCGAGGATCGGAAGAAAGTCGCCGGTGCCATTTCGGACCGCATCGACGAGCTTACCGCCGGGGAAGCCAAAGCCGAAGGAAAATAAATCATGGCCGTGACTCCGGCCTATATGAAGGCCAGCTTCAAGAACCTTTCAGGCCTTGAAGACGAAACATACGTCACGGCAAAAATAGCGTGGGCCGCCGCGCGAATCTCCGCCGATATTCTCGGCGCGCTTTACGACCAGGCCCACGCCTTTCTTACAGCCCATTTAATCGAGGTTGACAACCGAGGCGGCCAGGGTGGGCTCATCACATCCGAGCGCGTGGGGGATCTCTCTCGAAGCTACGAAAACGCCTTTGCCGAGGACGCCATGGGCTCCACCTCATACGGCGTTGAATTCCTGAATATTTGCCGGATCATTCCAACCTCTCCCCTAGTCGGATGAAAGGGAAAACCAGAGAAAGAGACAGGGGCCACAAAAAGATTCTGGCCGCCTTGCGCCAAAACGCCGGTCATTCCTACGTCAAAGTGGGGATCCTCCAGAAAGACGCCGACAATCCGCTGGGGGGGGCCGCCGATACATCTTTCAAGATTCTGGACGTTGCCCTGGTGAACGAATTCGGATCCGAAGACGGCCATGTGCCGGAGCGGTCCTTCATGCGCTCGACGTATGACCAGAAAAAAAGCTCCTGGCAAATCCTGACGCACATCCTTCAAAAGGAAATGCTTTTAGGAAAGACCACCGCAAAAAAGGCCCTGGCTCAAATCGGCATGACCATTCAGGCCGCAATCAAGGACAAGATCCTTTCCGGGATCGGCCCGGAGAACGCCGAGGCTACGATTGCGAAGAAGGGAAGCTCCCATACTCTCATCGACAAAGGCCAGCTTTTGAACACAATTCATTATGAAGTGGTCGATAGAAAATGATTTCGACCTGGAATGAAAAAATCAAGGTGGAGCGGCAAGTCGCCCCAAAATGGGACCATGGCCGCCCCGTGGACCAGGCACCGGAGTGCTTCTTCATTCAAGCCACCGTCCAGCGCCTTTCCGCGCGGGAGGTTCTTCTTTTGCCTGAGAGCCAGCGCACAAGGGAGATCGTCAAGGTCTATACTTCTTTCGCCCTCCAGGGGATCCCGGAGAAAACGAATATCAACTCCGATGTGATCGTCTGGGGTGATGCGAAATATGAGGTTTCGAGCGTCGAGAAATGGCAACAGAAAACGAATTTGACGCATTATAAAGCAACCGCCTTGAAGATACCGACAGCCCCATGAATCCAGGAATAGACCTCGAACAGGTCGAAAACAAAATCTATGATCTCTTCACCAAGTTCGCGGGGAAGGACTGGCCGATTGTTTGGCGGGACCGAGGCGGTGCCAGGATCGGAAAAAACTTCGTCTCTCTGAAAATTATCTCCGGGCCGTCAAAGGTCGGAAATGACGATTTGGTCATGGATGGCACCACGCAATACGTGAACGGGATGCGCTCCATCCTTCTTTCTGTCCAGGCCTTCGGCAAGGGATCCCGGACGTTCCTAACCAATTTTGTGGCCTTCGGGCAGTTCCCGGCCTGGGTCGCTGAATGCGGCCGTCTCGGACTCGGCCAGAACAACATCCCGCAAGTCCTCGACATCACCGAGATTTTGGACACCAATTTTGAAGAGCGGATGGTCGCCGACTTCGGTTTTTACATCGGCTTCCAGACCAGAACGGACGAGACTTGGATTGAAAAATTCGAGCTGGCTCCGGAAGAAGTTTGACAGTTTATCGACATAGTAGAATCAATTTTTGTTAGGGGGACCCCATGAGTAACGAGTTCGTAGAAATTAACATCACCCGCGAAGCACAAGCCGTATCCCGCGTTGGATTCGGGGTGCCTCTCATCTTCTCAGACGGCCCGGTCTTCTCCGGGGTTCGCACCTATTTCAGCATGGACGATGTGGCCGACGATTTCGTCGCCGCCGACGAGGAATACAAACTCGCAAACGCTCTTTTCGCGTCCTCCATCAAACCCGAAAAAATCAAAATCGCCAAGCGCGGCGTGGGCGCTCTCGAAGACGAATTGAACGACCTCGTTCAGCTCGACAATGATTGGTACTATCTCATGCTCTCTGAGCCCACCAACGCGGACATTCTTAATGCCTCCGCCTGGACCGAGGCGAAAATCAAGCTCTTCATTTTCGAGACGAAGGAATCTCTCGCCCTGGCCGCCGCCACCCCCGTGGCGACCGCTTCGCGCGCGCGCGCCTCGAATATCGCCACCATCGTCACCGGATCGGTCCACGGCCTGGCTCCGGGGGATCTGGTAACCATCGCCACCCTCGGCGGCACCGGCTACAACGTGGTCGGCGCGGTGGTTCTTACCACGCCTTTGACCACTTCTTTCACCTATGCGAATACCGGCGCGAACGAATCGACCGCCGTGGATGCCGCCGGAACCGTCACCAAGGTGGCCGCTTCCGATGTGATGAAAGCGAAGAATTACGACCGGACCTTTTATATCTACTGCGAAGACGCGGACAGCCGCGCCGCCGCCGCCTGGGTCGGCGAAGAGGCCCCGAAGGATCCCGGCTCTTCCACCTGGAAATTCAAAAACCTGGCCGGAGTGGTCGCGTCGAATCCTACGCCTTCCCAACTCACCTATGGGCGCTCGAAGAGCCTGAACTTCTATACCAACATCGGCGGAATCGACATCACCCATGAAGGCGTGGTCGCCTCCGGCGAGTTCATCGACATCATGCTCGGCACCGACTGGATCCAGACCAACATGGAAGCCGACATCTATCAGGCCTTGGTCGATGAGGACAAAATCCCTTTCACCGAAGCCGGAAGCGATGTTTTCCGACAAATCATTTTGAACCGCCTGAATCTCGCCGTCGACCAGGGAATTCTCGCAAACGATCCCGCGCCCACGGTCTTCATCCCGGCCATCGCGGATGTTCCCACCCAGGACAAAAAAGACCGGATCCTCCGGGACATCACCTTCAACGGCTTCTTCGCTGGAGCCGTCCATAAGGTCGGCGTCAACGGAAAGATTTCGGTCTAAAAAATCCAGTAAAGAGAGGACCCCAACATGCCCGCAACAAAAACCTATGACGCCGCAAAAGTAACCGTGATCGTCGGAACCCGGATCCTGTCCGGCTTCGCTCCCGATGCCATGGTGAGCGTTGAGCAAGACGAAGACGCTTTCACCAAACAAATCGGAGTGACCGGCGAGGCCACCCGTTCCAAATCCAACAACCTGGCCGGAAAAATCACCATCTCGCTCATTCAATCCAGCGCGGACAATGACTTTCTCTCCGGCCTGGCCAACGCCGACCAGCTTTCAAACTCCGGCCTTACCACGGTCCTCATCCGCGACCAGGGAGGCCGCTCTCTCCATTTGGCTCCCGAAGCCTGGGTGCAAAAGCTCCCGGTCGGAGAGTACAACCGCGAAGCCGGGCCGCGCGAATGGGTCATGGATTGCGGTCGGATCATTTCCACTTTCGGGGGTAACTAACCGTGAAGGAAGTAAAACGCGTAACCATCGACAGGGACGAATACCATATCAATCCCCTCGGCGTTAAAAAGTCCCTGGCCGTACTTACTCGAATCACCAAGATCATCGGCCCCGGCCTGGCCGACATGGACATTCCGGGAACGGGTCCAAAAAAGAAAGGCTCCAAAGCCGGAATGGACGTGGGGAATATCATCACGGCCATTGCCGCGAATATCGAAGAGGATTCCGTGGTGGTCACCATCGAAGATTTGCTCTCGACAGTTTCCATTCAGCGGAAAGACGGAGCTCTCCCCCTTGTCAATCTGGAGGCCGATTTTGACGGGAAGCTCGGAACCCTTTTCAAGGTCCTGGGTGAGGCCGTCAAACATAACTATGGCGATTTTTTGCAAAGCCTCCCCGGCATAAAACAGGCAACCGGGGCGGCGACAATTCCGAAGCCGTAACAAAAGACGTAGACTTCTTTTTGTGGAGGCCGGTCGTTTCTGGAATCGCTTCACTTTATGAGATTGAAACCTTTTGGACGATTTCGGATCTTTGGGACGCACATGCCGCTCTCGACACGATTGAGAAGGGCGGCGGGGTTTTCATTGAAGGCGTGACGTTCGCCGGGAAGAAAAAATAATGACCATCCGAGAGCTGATTACTACCTGGGGTTTCGAGATCGACGAAAAGCCCCTCCGGAAGCTCGAAGGAAGCATGTCCAACCTGAAAAATCAGGCCGCCGGACTCGCCTCGGCCTTCGCCCTCACCGGCGGAGGGCTTGTCGCCACCATTTTCGGATTCACAAAAAGCGCCTCCGAAGCCGGAGATGAAATCAATAATACTTCCGAGCGTATCGGGATCGGCACGGCCTCCCTCCAGGAATACCGATATGCCGCCTATCAATCGGACATTGCCACGGAGGCTTTCGACAACTCCCTCCGGAAGCTCTCAATTTCCATGGCTGGAGCCTCCGAGGACGGAGAAGGAACCAGCGAAACATTCGCCAAGCTCGGAGTCAAAACCAAGGACTCCGCCGGGAATATGAAGTCCGTCGAACAGGTTTTAAATGACGTGGCCGATGGCCTTTCCCGCGTCCCGAACCAAGCCGACCGCGTGGCCCTGGCTCAAAAGCTCATGGGCCGCGAATCTGGCCGGATGGTGAACCTTCTCCAAAAGGGAAGCGGCGCTCTAAACGATCTCCGCGCGGAGGCGCGCGCGACCGGCTCGGTGATGGACAAAGAGGCCATAGCCAAATCCGTGGCATTCCAAGACACTTGGAAGAATTTCGTCACGATGATTAAAGGGCTCCGGAATGAGATCGGGACCGAGCTTTTGCCGATCGTTGGCGAGATCCTGAAAAATGTGAAGGGCTGGATTCAGGCCAACCGCGTGATGATCCGGCAAGGCCTGGCAAATTTCATTAAGAGCCTCACAAATACCGCTCGGCACCTTTGGAATATTTTTATGAACATCGCCGAAATCGTCGGCTGGGCCTCCAAGGCCTTCGGCGGCTTCGGGAATGTGGTCAAGCTTTTGATCGGCGGATTCCTCGCCTTCAAGGCCATCGGAACCGCCATCGCCTTGGTCGGGGTGGTGAAACAGGGAATCGCGGCGGCCAAAGCTTTCACCATTTTGGGGAATGCCGGGGCTATCGCTTCGCTAAAAATTGCCGCCATCGTTTTGGGAATTATCCTTCTCGGCCTGGCAATCGAGGACGTTGTGGCTTTCTTCCAGGGGAAGGATTCCTTCTTCGGGGATTTTATCGACCGCTTCGGAGACTGGTTTAAAGACATGCCGCTTTGGGGAAAGGCCATCGCGGGGTTCATCGTCGCTTTCAATCCATTCCTTCAAATGCTGATTGTCCTCCGGGATTTGATCCGCTTCTTTCAGGGAAAGGAATCAGTCCTCGGAGATATTTTCAACAAAGCAAAGCAGTTCGGGACAGCCGTAAAGGGCCAGGCCGGGGCGCTCATCGACAAAGCCCAAAGCCTGAACCCTTTCAACAATACCCCTTCCGCTTCTCCCGTTGGCGCTCCGGTGAGCCAGGAGAACAATATTCATATCGAACAGACGATCCAAGGCGGCGACCCTCAGAAAGTGAAGGACGCCACAGCCGCCGCGCTCCAGGAATATTCCGACCAGGCAAAAAGAAGTCTTGACGGGGGCGGGAAATGAGCCTTTCCAGCCTGGTTTCTAAAATCATTCCCTTCAAGCACGGGATCAAAGACCCGAACAATCCAAGGTTTATTTTCAATTTTGACGCCACGCTGAACGTCACCCATTCGCGGACAATGACGCTTTCAAAATACCCGATTGAGCGCGGGGCGGACATCACGGATCATTCTCAGCTACAGAATCCGACCATTCAGGTCACGGGCTATATTTCCGGATCCCCGATAAAAATCTTTCAATACGCTGGCGCGCTCCTGGCCGGGCTCCCGGTTCCCGGAGAAGTCGCCGGGGTCATTGCCGCCGGAGCCGGTGGGATCGGCGCTCTCTTCGAGGCCTTCACCCCCTCCCCGGATCAACAAGCCTACGAATATTTGAAATACCTTCAAAGCCTCCGGACGCCTTTCTCTTTTATTTCGGACCTGGAAGTCTACGACGATATGATGCTGACGAGCATTGAGATTCCGAAGACCCAACAAACAGGGCGCGGGCTCCCCTTCAATCTCACCCTCGAAAGGGTCACGATTGTTGAATCCCTGGATATTTCCATTCCCTCGGATCTCGTCCAGGGGGCGACCGGAGCCGTCTCCGATCTCGGAAAAAAACAAGCGGAATCCGTGTTGGCTCCGCTCAAAAAAGAGTCGATACTAAAAGCCCTCTTCGGAATCCTGAACGGCGGCGTTCCTCCGAAGCTTTTCTAAAATGGCAGTAACTACAATTCCCGTCCGGTCGGACATCGCCGATTATGTTTTTTCGATTGAGCTGGGCGGCGTACTTTGCCGCCTTGGCTTTCGATTTAACCGCCGCTGGAGCCGCTGGGTCATGTCGATTTACAACGATGCCGGGGCCGCCCTGGTTGAAAGTATCGCCCTTCAATTCGACACGGAGCTGAACAATCAATTTGTGAGCGATGGCCTTCCGCCTGGCCGCTTCATGCTCTTTGACAATGAGGCCAGGGGAGAGACTTATTCCCGCGAAGATTTCGGGGTTCGCGCCTCTTTGGTCTGGTCGGATGAGGTATGAAGCTTTTCGGTCGCTACGCGCGAGTGATCGTCGGCCAGGCCGGGGAAGTGGGCAAGGTTTGGGACAAGCTCCGGATTTCTTTCGATATTGAGAAGACCACATCCTCGACCGCGAACTCCGCAAAAATCACCGTCTACAACCTGAGCGGCCAAAGCGTGGCGCTCATCAAAAGGCCCAGCACAAAGATTTCCCTCGAAGTCGCCTATGAGGGTTTCGGTATCGCCAACCCTTCGCTTCTTTTTATCGGGACAATAACCGAGGTCAAAGAGGATTTTAAAGGCTTGGATCGGGTGACGGAAATTCAATGTGCGGACGGCTATCAAGAATTTTCAAACTCTTTTCTTTCAAGGACCTGGGCCGCGAATACTTCCAAGACCACAATCATTTCGGATTTAATCTCGGCCATGGGGGTCACTTATGGATCGGATGCGCGGGACGCCGTTTCAAGCCTGTTCCCTGAAAGCACCACAAGCCCCTACAGCGTGTCCGGACGGGCAAAGGATGAGCTGGACACCCTATTCAAGTCCAAAAAGACGCCATGGAGCGTTCAGGACGGCGAATTCAGGGTGGGGAATGTACTCGACGAACAGAAAGCGGTCCTTCTCATGGCCGAGACCGGCCTGATCGGCAAACCTCAGCTCCGGAAAGAAGGCGGCGTGGATTTCGAGTGCCTTCTAAATCCAAAAATCCGCCCTACCGGAACCGTGCGAATTATTGCCAAGGACGTGGACGGCCTCTTCAAAATAAAATCCTGCACCTATACCGGAGACAATTTCGAGGGCGACTGGAAAATCAAAGGGCTGGCGGAATGAGTAAAGAGATTTTAGCCGGAATGATTGACCTCATCCATGAGGTCGTGGAAGCCAGGCTTTACACCCTGAATGTCTGTTTGCCGGGGGTGGTTCAGGATTATGACGGCACCGCCAAGACGGTAAGCGTCCAGCCCGCAATAAAAAAGCTCCTGGAGTCCGGGGAATATCTGAGCCTTCCGCTTCTCTCCAAGGTTCCGGTCGCCTTCCCGAAGACGGCCAACATGCTCATTTCCTGGCCGCTGGCCCAGGGCGACGAGGGAATGATTTTCTTCTCCCAAAGGTCTTTGGAGAAATGGAAAGAGCAAGGCGGCCAGGTAGAGCCCGGAGATACCCGACTTTTCAACCTGAGCGATGGCCTTTTTTTCCCCATCAATAGCCGCGAAGGCGGCCCGGATGTGATCCCGGACAAATTCGCCGTTCAATTTGGCGATGCTTTTATTTCAATAAATCAAAGCGGCCAGTTTAAAATGAGCAATGGCACCGAAGAATTGGTTACAATTCTGAGTGACTTTCTCGGAGAGATGGGAAACATCAAAACCAATACGATGATCGGTCCACAGCCGCCTATCAATCTTGCCGCCTTCGCGGCCCTGAAAGTACGGCTCGACACCTTGAAGGAATAAAAAATGGCAATGGTCGGCACGGTTATGGGCGATGCAATGTTCGATGCGGTCGCCGCGCTTTCAATTCCACAGGACCGGGAACAAACCGAATCGGAGCGCCGGGCCGTCTATCACGCCCTGGCCGGTGCCATCATTTCGCATATCCAAAATAATGGGGTCGTGAATGTTTCGGGTTCGGCGGCGGTTACGACCGCTCCAGGAACCGCGCCGGTCACGGCTTCGGGGTCGGTCTCGTGAGCACCTTCGCGCTTGATACGGTGACCGGGGATCTCGTCATTGAGAAAAACAATTTTGTTGTTCTTACCCGCTCGGATGAGGTTTTGCAAAATCTCCGGACTCGCCTCCGGCTTTATTTTGGCGAGTGGTTCCTGGATACGACCATCGGCATCCCCTACCTTCAACAAATTTTTGTCAAAGGTGTTAGGCTTAACGAAATTGAATCCATTTTCAAGTCCGAAATTATGGCAACCCCTGGAATGCTGGAGCTGAAAGCCTTCTCCGTGGACTACACAAATTCAAATCGAAATTTACTTGTTTCCTTCAAGGGCCGGTGCTCGGATGGGATCCTGGAATTTTCGGAGGTTATTTAAATGCCCTATGGAATTGTCCCGACCGGATTTAACCGGAAGACCCTCGCCGTCATTCAGGCCGAGACCACCGCCGCGCTCCAGGCCGTACTCGGCGCAAACATCAACCTGGACCCACGGGAGCCCATCGGCCAGATAAAGGGAGTCTTCGACGAAAGAGAGGCGGAAATTTGGGAGCTTGCCGAATTCGTCTATAACGGATTTTATGTCCTCGGCGCGGAGGGGATCGGCCTCGACAAGCTTGTCCGCCTGAACAATGTGACTCGCCTCCAGGCGTCAAAGTCCTCCGCCATCGTTACGATTTTGGGAACCAGCGGGACAATTATCCCCATCGGCTTTCGGCTTTCGGTCGTAAATGATACGGCGACCAAATTTGAAACCGTCCAGATTTACACCATCCCGCTTTCCGGCACCATCGACATTGAGGTTTTCGCTCAGGTCGCGGGCCGGAAATTCGCTCCAGCCGGAACCCTTACGATCATAGACACCCCGGTCCTCGGAGTAACCTCGGCCAACAATTTGGCGGATGCGGACGTTGGAAGCGAAATTGAAACGGACGCGGCCTTGAAGACTCGCCGGGGTCAATCTCTCATCCGCCGCGACAGCGTGACCGATGAAGGGATCCGCGCGGCGCTTCTCAATCAAGTGGCGGGCGTGGATTATGCGGTGGTCATTTCCAACCGGACCAACTTTGTCGATGGCGAAGGCCGCCCGCCCAAAAGCTTCGAGGCTTACGTCCAGGGCGGCGCGGACCAAGATATTTGGGACTTGATCTGGTCGGCGAACCCGGCGGGGATTGAATCCTATGGGACCGAGGTAGGGACGGTGATCGACTCGACCGGCCAGCCTCAGACGCTGAAATTCTCCAGGATCGTAAACGTCCGGATCATTGCCGACATCACCATTGTTCCGAACACCAACCCAGGAGAAGGCCCGGTCTATCCGGCGCTCGGCGACGATATGGTGAAGGATGCCCTCGTCGCGTATTTCCTCACCTTTCTACCGAACAACGATGTCATCAACTCGGCCACCTATGTGGCAATCAATACCGTCCCAGGCATCCGGGGAATCACCGCGCTCTATGCGAGATTCGGTGATCCGCTCACCGGGGCGAATATTCCCATTTCGCCTTTCGAGCTTGCGACCCTTTTGGTCGGGGACATCGTGGTCAATTCCTAAATGGATCCTATTTCAGACCACGTTCTCCGCGCCTTAAAGAGGCTTGTCACTCAGTACAGGGGAAAGCCGCGCGTCGAGGGAATCGTTTCTCTTTACGGGGTCCAGATTCAGGAACTCGAAGACGTTTTCAATGACATCGACGCTTCCCTGGACATCGACGCAAACAGCGGGGAACAGCTCGACCGCATCGGCCAGGCCATCGGAATTCCGCGCTTCGGCGTCGATGACGCGAACTACCGGCTTTTGATAAAAGTCCAGGCCTTCGCCCTGGTCTCCAAAGGAACCCCGGAGGAAGTGATTGAAATCTTCCGCGTCCTCATGGCGACCACGGACGTGGCCTATTTGCCGCTCTTCCCGGCGGACTTTGTATTGACGGCATCCGATCCCACTCCTATAATATCGACGGATGAAATTCGTCGGATCCTTTTTCAAATCCTTCCGGTCGGCATTCATGCGTCCCTTATTTCTTCTCCCACCGATGCTTTCCAGTTCGACGATGGGGATGGGAGCGCGGCCAACGGGCCGACCGATCTCCTCCATGGATTTTCAGACCTCGGCGCGCCTACCACAGGCGGCGAATTTTCAACGATAATTTAAATCATGGCTTACCCAAACGAACCCGATAGGCTCCCGCGCTGGGCCGACATCACTCCCGGAAACGTTGTAGAGCCCGGAGAAGGAAAGAAAGACACCGGATGGCTCGGCGGAGAAAAACCGCCGAATCAATGGTTTAACTGGCTCCATTTAAAGGCTTATGAATGGCTGGATTATTTCCGCCAAGCCAGCGGGACCATTTCCAAATTCGGCGGAAACGCTTTGATTGAGGGCGGAGAGTGCGAAGAGCAAGCCGTCCCAAACATGACCGTCCGCGTGAATGCTGGCCAGGCAAAAATCGACGGGCGCGGTGCCAAGTGGGCGGCCTTCGATACCACGGCCTTTGTCGCTCCCGCCGTGAAGCGCTTCGACATCATTGCAATCAACAAAGATCCGAGCGTCACCGTCTATACGATCATCGCCGGAAATGACTCGGCGGATGCCGTACTTCCCGCCGTCCCGAACGATAAAAAAGCCCTTTACCGGGTTTCGCTTGTGAATGGACAGACCTCCATCCTGGATTCCGACCTTCTCGATATTTCCGCCCAGGGCGTCGAGGTCGATAATTTTTACTTCTTCAAAATCGCCGATGCCGTGGCCTTTCTCTCCAGCCGGTTGAACTCCCGCGCCGAGGGGAAAATGAAAGTGCGGAAAGGCGATTATTTCGAGGAAGTGAATCTGACCGGCCTTTCAAATGTTTGGATGGATTGCGAGCGGGGAGTGAATATTTTCCGTCCCACCAACGCCGCGCGCGCCTTAAAGGCAATCAACACCCTCGGCAATGAGGGTTCCAAGCTCAGGATTTCCGGCGCTTCTTTCTTCGGGAATGGAAAGGCGGGCTCCGTCCCAAACCTCGATTTCGATTATTGCGATGATCTCCTGATTGAAAACTGTTTTGTGGATGACAATTCATCCTCGACCGCTTTAAAAAAAACGACTAGAATACTGAATTCCCGCCGAGATCAAATCCTCCCGGATTATTTAATCGAAGCTCAGGCGATGGGATATTAA